GCCCCTCAGATCACACACAATCACAAGGAAAATAAAAATGACAAATAAAAACCCATTTGAAATCAGAGCAGATATGCTCAAACTTGCAAAAGACTATATGGATCAACAGTATCATATGAATGTAGACTTTTGGAGACAACAGTTTGATACAAACAAAGCAACAGCTGAAGAATTTCAAAAAGCAATCCAAGAATATTATACAATGGATGATCTAATGGATAAAGCAAAAGAAATGTATTCTTTTGTTTCAAAGAAAGATTAATATGAAAGGCTGGCTTAACTGGTGGCTATATTTAAGGAAAATGGGCTATCCTTTTTTCTACAGTATAGAATGGGCTTATTATAATAATAAGTACTGGCATCCAGAAGGTATTTGGCCATATGATATGAAAAAAAGACGTTTACAATCTTTCTAATTTATGATATAATAATTCCAAACTGGAGGTTATTATTTTGAATTCATTCTACACTTCAGTGAACCGTTATGGCAATTCCATTCTTTATCGTGGATATTCACCTAACGGTTCACCTATTAATCAACGCTATAAATTTAAACCAAAATTTTGGTTACCATCTAAAAATCCAACAGAGATAAAATCCTTTGATGGTACGAATATTGCACCAGTCGAATTTGAAAAAATGAGCGATGCTAAAGAATTTCTTGAGCAATATTCGGAAATGGAAGGTGCAAAAATATATGGCACCCGTAATTATATTCATCAGTTTATTACAGAAAAATTTCCTGATGATATTAAATTTAATCCAAAAAATACAAATGTAGTTAATTTTGATATAGAAGTTGCTTCTGATGATGGTTTCCCTACACCAGAAGCTGCAGCTTATCCTATTATATCAATTGCGCTTAAATCTAGTAAATCTTCCATATATCAAGTATGGGGTTTAGATAATTATGATCCGTCTAAAACTGAAATTAATTTAGATGGTGGACAAATCCAATATCATCAATTTAATTCAGAAGAAGCCATGATGGTTTCGTTTCTAACATACTGGACTAAAAATTATCCAGATATTATAACTGGCTGGAATACCAGATTTTTTGACATACCGTATCTCGTTAATCGGATCAAGATTATTGGAACACAGGAAGCTGCTAATAAATTATCACCGTGGAAACTTGTTAATGAAAGAAATACCACAATCATGGGTCGACCACAGGTTAACCATGAAATTGTTGGTATTCAACAAGCCGACTATCTTGAATTATTTAAAAAGTTTGGATACTCATATGGTACTCAAGAATCGTATAGATTAGATCATGTTGCAAATACGGTACTTGGAGAAAAGAAATTATCTTATGAAGAACATGGTAATCTTTATACTTTATATAAACAAGATCATCAAAAATTTATTGACTATAATATTAGAGATGTACAACTAATTGATAAAATGGATGCCAAGATGGGTCTTATTAATCTGGCTATGACTATGGCATATAGGGCTGGAACTAATTTATCTGATACTTTTGGCACGACTTCAATTTGGGAATCTATCCTTTATCGCAGATTACTTTCTAAAAATATTGTTTCTCCTATTGAACAAATAAAAAGAGTTGCTTATGAAAATAATTCTAATCCCAATGTTATTGAAGGTGGTTATGTAAAAGATCCTCAAGTAGGAGCACACGATTGGGTAGTATCTTTTGATTTAAATTCTCTGTATCCAAATATTATTGTTCAATCTAACATATCACCGGAAACTATTATTCGCAATAAAACTTGGAGATTTTTCCCTCAAGGTGTTGATCATTATCTAAACGGAGAAGATAAAATTGATGAAGAATTTTCTGTTTGTGCTAGTGGTGTTCCTTTTTCAAGAGAAAAACAGGGTATTATTCCAGAACTTATTGTGGATTATTATTCAGAAAGAACACAAATAAAGAAGAAAATGTTAGATGCAAAATCTCAGTATGAAAAAACAAAATCTTCATATCTCGAGTCTGAGATTAATCAGCTAGAAAATAATCAGATGGCAATTAAAATTTTGCTTAATTCTCTTTATGGTGCTCTTGCTAATAAACACTTTAAATATTTTGATAATGCTCTTGCTGAAAGCGTAACTTTAACTGGTCAGCTTTCGATCAAGTGGGCGGAAAGAGCAATAAATGAAGAAATGAATAAAATCTTAAAAACAGAAAATACCGATTATGTTATAGCAATTGATACTGATTCTGTTTATATTAATTTTGGTCCTCTTATTGAAAAATTAAATCCTAAAGATCCCGTAAAAGCCATTGATAAATTATGTAAAGACCACTTTGAAAAAATTATTGCTATGGCATATGATAAACTATTTTACAGACTTAATGGTTATACTCCAAGAATGGAAATGGGTAGAGAAGTTATTGCAGATCGTGGAATATGGACTGCTAAAAAACGCTATATACTTAACGTACATAATAACGAAGGAGTACAATACGCAGAACCTAAACTAAAAATGATGGGTATAGAAGCAATTAAATCTTCAACACCTCAAGTTGTAAGAGATAAATTCAGAGAAATATTTAAGATTATTATTAGTAGCACAGAAACGGAAACACGTAATTATATTAATAATTTTAAATCTGAATTTAAATCTTTACCTCCAGAAGCGGTCGCTTTTCCTAGAGGTGTTTCAGATATTAATAAATTTTCACATAATAAAAATATTTATTGTAATTCTGCCCATTCTAAAAAATGGACAGAAGGTTCTAAACAAATAGATGTAAAAACAACACCTATTCATGTTCGTGGTGCTCTTTTATATAACTATCATGTAAAAGATAAAGCTTTAGATAAAAAGTATATTATGATACAAAACGGAGAAAAAATTAAATTTACTTATATGAAACTTCCTAATCCTATTCGTGAAAATGTTATTTCTTTTCCAGATTATTTACCTGAAGAATTAAATTTACATAAATATGTGGACTATGATATGCAATTTGAAAAAACATTTATCGAACCTCTTAACCCTATACTTGAAGCTGTAGGGTGGTCGGTAAAAGATGTTCAAACTTTGGAGGACTTTTTTGGATGATTAATTATGTTTTTGATGTGGATGGAACTCTTACACCCAGTAGAATGAAAATGGATAAAGAGTTTCAAAAATTCTTTTTAGAATTTATAGAAAAAAACAACGTCTATCTTGTTACGGGTTCAGATTATATAAAAACGGTCGAACAGGTTGGTAAAGAGATATGTGAAAAAGTTATTAAATGCTATAACTGTTGCGGCAATAGTATTTGGCAGAATGGAGAAGAAATTTATAAGTCTGATTGGAAACTTTCAGAAGAAATTGTGGATTGGCTAAAAAAAGAATTAAAGAATAGTAAATTTAGTATAAGGACTGGAAATCATATAGAACAGAGACCAGGCTTGGTAAATTTTAGTATTCTTGGTAGAAATGCTTCTTTTGAAGAAAGATTCATATATACACAATGGGACGATCAAATAGATGAAAGAATAACAATTGCCAAAAAATTCAATCAGAGGTTTTCCTACTATAAAGCACAAGTTGCAGGAGAAACCGGAATTGATATTACTCAAATAGGAAATGATAAAAGTCAAGTTGCAAATCATATAGATGGTCCTATTGTATTTTTTGGTGATAAAATGAAAGCCGGTGGCAATGATTATCCTTTAGCATTAGAAGTTAAAATGAGACCAGACTCTTGGAATCATGAAGTAAAAGACTGGAAAGAAACATATAAAATATTAACTAATTTATCATATAAAGGTTTACAAAAAGTCGAATATAATGTATAATACTATTAATATTATGAAAGATAAAAACAATGAGTAAAGCAGGAAAAGTGTGGGGTGTAACAGAACTTATTGAAGCGAATGGTTCTTTAGAGTTTCATCGTATTCAAATGAATAAAGGAGGTGTTTGTTCTAAACATCTTCATGAGTTTAAATGGAATGGGTTCTATGTCGAAAAAGGTGTAATGTTGGTTCGTGTCTGGCAGAAGGATTATGATCTTGTGGACGAAACTATTTTATATGAAGGAGATTATACAAAAGTCAAACCAGGTCTTTATCATCAGTTTGAATGCCTAGAGTCCGGTGTTGCTTACGAACTCTATTGGGCTGAGTTTAATCATAACGATATTGTAAGAGAAACTGTAGGGTATAATGAAAAAAATAAAAAGTAATAGTTGGACTTTAGAAGTACAAGAAAATGGAAAAACTAAGGAACTATTTATTGAATTTCCTCCTGAAGCTCTTAGTCAAGTAGGCTGGGATGAAGGAGATACTTTACTTTGGGAAGAATTAACTGATGGTGTTTGGAGTATAACAAAGAAAGATGACTAAAATGAAAATCGGTTTAACGGCTAGTACATTTGATTTACTACACGCTGGTCATATAATGATGTTAAGAGAAGCCAAATCAAAATGTGACTGGCTTATAGCAGCACTACAAGTAGATCCTTCATTAGATAGAAAAGAAAAAAATTCTCCCATACAAACTATAGTTGAAAGACAAGCTCAACTTGAAGCAGTAAAGTATGTAGATGAAGTCATTATTTATTGTACTGAAAATGATCTTTTAGATATTATTAATATGTACCCAATTGATATAAGAATACTTGGTGAAGAATATAGACAAAAAGATTTTACAGGTAAGGACGAATGCCGTAATCGTGGAATTGAACTATACTTTAATAAAAGAGATCATAGATTTAGCTCAAGCGGATTAAGATCAAGAGTTTGCGAAAATCATAAATAATACTTTACATATCAGTAAAAATAGGATATAATATAAAAATGAACTATGTAGAAAAAATTATTCAGTGGCATCATGATAGAAATCTTATTGAAGGTTCTACAGATAAAGACCAATATATGAAACTTATTCAAGAAATGGGTGAGCTATCGGACAGTATCTGTAAAAATAAAGACATTAGAGACGATTGTGGTGATATTATGGTTGTTCTAATTAATATTATGGAAAGAAACAATATAAGTTTTGAAGAATGTCTTGAAGTAGCCTATAATGATATTAAAGACCGTAAAGGTAGAATGGTGGATGGTGTGTTTATAAAGGAAGGTGATAATTAATGCAACCAAAATACCCAATCTATATAATTTCTAAGGGTAGAGCGGACTCACGTCTTACTTCAAAAACTCTTGAAGAAATGAGAGTACCATACAGAATTGTTATTGAAGATAGTGAATATGATGATTATGCTAAAGGTATATCACCCGAAAAAATTATAACTCTGCCTACAGATTTTAGAGAAAATCCAAAGTATGCAATTCCAGATAACAAAGGCAGAATTGGCGGTTCTATTCCTGCACGTAACTTTGTTTGGGAACATTCTATTAATGAAGGTCATAAGCGGCATTGGATTATGGATGATAATATTAAACATTTCTATAGATTACATAAGAATAGAAAAACTAAAGTAACCTCTGGAACTATTATTAGATTATGTGAAGATTTTACCGACCGATATACTAATGTAAAAATGTCTGGTATGAATTATCAATATTTTGCCCCAGCTTCTCAGAAAAAAAAGCCATATACACTTAATACCAGAATTTATTCTTGTATTCTATTATCTAATGATTTGAAACATCGCTGGCGTGGTAAATACAATGAAGATACAGTTCTAAGTCTTGATATTCTAAAAGATGATTGGTGTACAATTTTATTTAATGCATTCTTATGTGGTAAAATTACAACTCTTGTTATGGGCGGTGGTAATACTGATAATGTGTATGTTGACGGAGACAATCGTTTACAGTTTGCACAAGCACTTGTAGAACAACATCCAGATCTGGTTAAAGTTGTACATAGATATAATAGATGGCATCACCATGTAGATTATAGTCCGTTTAAAAAGAATAAGCTTATCTATCGTGATGACTATGTTATTAAAGGTGGTGTAAACGAACACGGTATGAAATTACATAAATTAACTATGGAACAATATAAAAAAGCAACTACAGAATTTGGAAACGCGGAGAACCCCTACTATGAGCAAACCTAAAGGAGCTAACCTATTTGTATTAGACGGACAAGAAGATGATCTTGATCCTATGGGTTGGGATGATATGCCAGAATTTGAACAAGAGAATAGAGAGGATTATGCTGCTCTTGTTATTAGATTTAGGACAGAGGAAGATTTAAAAGAATTTGCACAAAAGATTGGACAACCTAATCTTACTAAAAAATCACGTGGGACATTTTATCCTGCGGTAGAATTTAATGAGGCAAATCTTTTGCGTTGGATGGATGAAGAACAAATACCGAGCTGATTATGCAAGTTTCTGCAACATTCTTTAAATCTATTTATGATAATAAGACTCATAAGAATATGAGTTTTTCTGATTTTTCACAGTTTGAAAAATTTTTATATAAGTTGTCAGAAAGAAAGTTAAAGGATAAAAAAGATGCTCAACTTATATCTCCAGCTTCATATATTGAAGATACAACCAGAGCAAATAAAAATGTGATAGACTGGGCTGGCTGGGCAGCTATGGATGTAGATGATCACGAGTTTAAAGGGGATTTAAAAAATGAGCTTATTCGTATATATGGTAAGTACTATTTCGTTTGCTATAGTACTGCTAGCAGTCGAGAAAGTTTACCAAAGTTTCGTCTGGTCTTCCCACTTACAAAAAGAGTTAGATCAGATAATATCAGACATTTTTGGTACGCACTCAACACACAACTTAAGGCTATCGGCGATGCGCAAACTAAAGATTTATCACGAATGTATTATATCCCTGGTTCGTACTCTGGCGCTTTCAACTTTATTTTTACTAACACTGGTGGTTCTTATATAGATCCAGAAGAACTGATGAGTGCTCATCCTTATCAGGAAAAGAAAACTGGAACATTCTTAGATAGATTACCAACAGAAATGCAAAAATCCATTATAGAATATCGTAAGAATAAAATGGAAAATAATAATGTCAATTGGACTAATTATGAAGATTGCCCATTTGTAAATAAGAATCTTATCAGAGATTTTAAAAATATAGCATATGTAGATAATACCGGAAGATATGCTATGGTTTATAAAATAATGGTTTCTATAGCAAGTAATGCAATTAAGAAACAATATCCTATAAATACGTTTGAAATTGTAGAACTAATTAAACAACTTGATGCAGATACAGCAAAGAGATATGAAAATAGACCTCTTAATATAGAAGCTGATCGTGCTATAGAATATGCGTATAGAAATATTTAAAAAAAATGTATTTTAGGGGTTTACAAGTGATGATTTTTAGTATATGTTGTAAGAGTAAATAGAATCGGAGACTTCTTATGGCTTACTGGACTCACACAAATTCACCAATCGGCATTTTTACTGAAAAAGAGGTTGGCAATTGTTTTGAATACTCTATTAATGATGATCCGATTACTTCATTTAATGAAGATTTTCCTCATAAAATCTGGGTCTGCAATGGATACCGTTACGGAACGGTAAAGAAAACCGTTGTAGTAATCTGTATAGATGAAGACGAATACGGTCTCCCTGTGACACAAACGTGGCACATTAAAAATAATCGTATATATGCAAATTAGGGGTTTACAAACTCCTAAAAATATAGTATGTTGATTATATAAAGAGAATCGGAAAGGAACTAAAATGTCTAACGTTGCTACAAATCTTAAAAAAGTTGGAACTTATCTCGGATATTTTACAATTCAAAAACATACAACAAACGTAAATAATAACAAGCCTTCTCGTACTTATGAAAAGCTTGTATTTACAAAAGCCGATGGTATGGAAACTCGTGACTTTAAAGCCATGGGTGATATTGTATATGGTATGTATGTTAACGGCGATCTTGTTAAGATTGGCAAAGCAGGTTCAACAAACGGTTGGGCTGGACGTATTAGTACCTATGGTGTTGATCCAAAAGGTGAAGCAACTAATCGTAAAATCATTACACATCTAAAAGAAGATTTTACATATGAAACTCGTGTAGAAGTATATGGCATTTCAGTTCCTCGTGTTCACTCAGAATATTTTTGCCCAGTAACACGTGAAACGGTTTCCATTGAACTTCCGCAAAACCATCAGGTAGAAACTCATTTAACTGCTGAAGCAGAAGCCGAGGGTGTTGATCTTATGTTCTGTACGCAAAAAGTTTAATATAATGAAAATATTCATAATTCCATATACATTCTATACTTATTTTTCTTTTAAAGAAAGAGTAAGTGGCGTTGATGAGAGTATGTTGAAACAGATAGAAGTTTTAAGAGAAAGAGGTCATGACGTAAAAGCATATACTATTTTTGGTAATCTACATGAATATTTAAATGATGTTTATTATTATGATGATAAAGTTCCTGAAATAGGAATAAAATCATATTTAAAAAGTACTAAAAATAGAAAAAAAATTGTAACAGATATTATAATTAAAATAAAAAAATTTAAACCTGATATAATTTTATCAAATGCATATTTTCAACGCGGTTTTTATAATGAATTACAAAAAATAAATATACCTATAATTTATATGTGTCACGCTGCACCCGGATTTTTATCAGATCTTATGTCTGCAAATAAATTATCAAGTTTCAGTGAAAGACATTCTATTTGCGCAATGTCGGAATATCATGCAAAAACTATAAAACAATTTTATGGCAGAAAAAGAAAAAACTGGGACTTTGAAGGTAAAATAAGTGCAGACTCAATAGTATTTTCTTCATATAGTAATAAAGAAAATGTATTGGGTTCTGACGGTATTGTTAGACATGTCTCTGCTGCAAATAAAGATAAACAGACTTTTTTGATACATGACTTTTTAAGCAAAACAGATTTTAAAACCGAAGTATATACTACTTTAAATCATATGACTAAAGATAATGAAAAATTAAATTCTTATGTTGAAAAAGCATTTAAAAATTTTAATACTTCAGATAGATTAATCAATCTTGATATTGAACATAAAATCATTATGGAAAATATAGCAAAATCGGCGTGTTGTTTTGTAGGATTAGCATATTATGATAGTTTTACAATTACCTCACTTGAAGCGCTTTCTCGTGGTATACCAATTATTGTAAAAGGGATAAAAAACTCACATCCTGCAAAAGAAATGGTAGAACCAGAATATCAAAAATATGTTCATATATACGAAAATAAAAAAGATTTTATTGATAAGGTAAAAGAGTTTTCAAATGTTACAATAGAAGAAAGACATCAAATTGCCAATTCTTGTTATAAAATTACTTCAAAAAATATGTATGGAAATAAATTAGAAAAGGCATTAAATAGTGCCGTACTTAAATTTAATAATAAAAATAGTTTACACTTAGAAAATTTTATGATATAATATAAGTGTAGAAGGAGAAAAATATGTCACATATTACAGTAACTGGCGGCGCTGGTTTTATCGGTTATCATCTTATTCAAAAATTAGTAGACGAAGGTCATACGGTTTCGGCATTTGATAACTTTAATGATTATTATGATGTTTCTTTAAAAGAAGATAGAGCAAATAATTTAAAAAATCTTGGTGTTGAAGTAACACGTCTTGATCTAAAAGAAAAAGCACATTTAAAATTTTTTCTTGCTTCTACAAAACCTGATGTTGTTATTCACTTAGCTGCATACGCAGGTGTTCGTCATTCATTAGAAAATCCTCAAAAATATATTGATAATAATATCACTGGATCACAAAATTTAATAGAAGCTTGTATAGAAAATAATATTGAAAATGTGGTATATGCATCTACATCATGTACCATGGCTGGAAATCCATTACCATGGAATGAAGATGAAAAAACTGGTTATCAACTAAACCCATACGGTTTTACTAAATCCACCAACGAATGCCAATTTATTTCAAGTAAAATTCCTAAAACCACCGGTCTTCGTTTCTTTACTGTTTATGGTCCTTGGGGCAGACCTGATATGGCTTTATTTGATTTTACAAAAAATATTATTGCTGGCAATGAAATTGAATTATTTAATTATGGTGATATGATTCGTGACTTCACTTATATAGATGACATTGTAAGTGGTATTATTATTGTTGTTAATCAAACATTATCTGAAAATAATGAATTTAATGAAATATATAATATCGGTTATGGTGAACAAGTAAAATTGGTTGACTTTGTTGATAATATTGAAAAACAATTAGATCGTAAAGCTAAACGTAAACTTGTACCAAAACATCCGGCAGATACTCAAGCAACTTGGTCTGATACAACTAAACTACAAAAACTCGGATATAAACCTACTACACCAATTGAAGTTGGTGTAGAAAAATTTGTTTCCTGGTATAAACTATATTATGGAGTAAACTAATAATGGATAGCGTAGAAAAACTTTACAAAAATGTTGCACTATATTATAATATAAGTGTAGAAGAATTATTGGATCGACTCACTAAAAACGGAGAACCTCTAATTCATAATTATTATAAGGAAGTGTATCCAAATGGGTTCTAAACTAAGAATTGCTATTGTCGGTCATGGTTTTGTAGGAAAAGCCATTGATCATGGGTTTAATGACTATAACTGCGATAAAATAATTATTGATCCAAAATATGGAAATAGTATTGATAATATTAAATCACTAGTAACAGATGTAGCTTTTGTTGCTGTTCCTACACCTATGGGAAAGAATGGAGAAATTGATTCATCTATTGTTGTTGAAACAGTAAAGAAACTTAAACAAAGAAGAACTGGTATTATTGTAATCAAATCTACAGTAACTCCTGATATTATTAAGAGTCTTACTAATGGTTCTGGTTCAAGTACAAGAGTAGTTTACAATCCAGAATTTTTAACAGAGATAAATGCTAATTCTGATTTTATAAATCCTGATATGCATGTATTTGGAGGTCACAAAGAAACCACTCAAAGATTGGAAGAAATATATAGAGAGTATAGTTTATGTAAACCATGTCCAGTTTTTCATATGTCCGCTACGGAAGCAAGCTTTGTAAAATATGGACTTAATTGTTTTCTTGCTACAAAAGTTTTATGGTTTAATCAGTTCTATGATGTAATAGAAAAGTTTGGTGGTAATTTCGGTCACATTGTAAATGCTATTGGAACAGATCCTAGAATAGGAACATCCCACACCAGAGCACCAGGGTTTGATGGCAAAAGAGGGTTTGGAGGAGCTTGTTTCCCAAAAGATACAGCAGCATTTAATAATTTTTCAAATAAAGAATTTACGGTATTAAATGAAGCAATTAAAGCAAACAATGAATATAGAAAAGAATACGAAAAAGATTCAAGAGAATTGGAACAAAACGTAAGCTATGCTTGAATTATTAATATATGCTATTGGTATATATCTGCTAATGATTATATTACAATTTTTATTTAAACCTATAATTACAATAGCAATTATTTTTATCATACTATTTTATTTACAAAAATATGATATTTTTACTATCTATCTGTTGTAATTTAGTTTATAATATATAAATTAATACTATACAAAGGAGTATTGTATGTCAATTATGGACAAACTCAAAAAGAACTCAAAGCTATCCCACACTTCAGTTCTTTCTGAGTCTAAATTTTTTACCGAAAAAGATATGGTTCCAACAGAAGTCCCTATGATTAATGTTGCATTATCTGGTTCAGTAGATGGTGGGTTAGCACCAGGTCTTACAGTTCTTGCAGGACCTTCAAAACACTTTAAGACATCATTTGCATTACTTATGGCTGCAGCTTATATGAAACATTATTCAGATGCAGTTATGCTATTTTATGATTCAGAATTTGGTTCACCTCAAACTTATTTTCAACAATTTGGAATTGATACATCTCGCGTATTACACACGCCTATTACAAATGTTGAAGAATTAAAGTTCGATATTATTGGTCAACTTGAAGAACTTGATCGTGATGATAAAGTTGTTGTAGTTATTGATTCAATTGGAAACTTAGCATCTAAGAAAGAAATGGAAGATGCACTGAATGAAAAATCAGTTGCTGATATGTCAAGAGCAAAAGCACTTAAGGGTCTTTTCCGTATGACAACACCATATCTTGCCATGAAGAATATTCCGCTTCTTGCTGTTAACCATACTTATAAAGAAATTGGTCTGTTTCCGCGTGATATTGTTGGTGGTGGTACAGGTATTTACTACTCAGCAGATAATATCTGGATTCTCGGTAGGCAACAAGATAAGAAAGGTACAGAAATTCAAGGTTATCACTTTGTAATCAATGTGGAGAAATCACGATATGTTAAAGAAAAGTCTAAAATTCCTATCACTGTTAGTTGGGACGGTGGTGTACGTAATTTTTCTGGTTTACTCGATTGTGCTCTTGCCGGTGGTTATGTTACTAAACCTTCTAACGGTTGGTACGCTGCAGTTGATAGAGAAACTGGAGAAATCGGCGCCAAAGTCAGACATGAACAAACCTTAGAAAAAAAGTTTTGGGATCCTATTTTTGCGGAAACAGATTTCAAAGATTTTTTAAAGAAACAATATTCTATTGGTCATCAATCTTTGGTTGAGATGGATGATATTGTGGCAGAAGAATAATGAAATATATAGAAAATAAAGATTATGAATTAATACCAGACGAAAATGGTGATGATGTATGGAATGTTAGAATACTTGAAGGTGAATTTAATGAAGTTGTAGTTAGATTTGGTTCTATTAGAATTGATGGTAAAAATGTAGATAATGAAGAAGATGTTAAACTATCCTTTGATTTTGATGTAATTACAACACCAGACGAAAATCTAACTCCAGAAAATATTGATTTACAATTGTTTGCTGGTGATATATTATTAAGCATAATAGAATCTTCTATAGAAAATAAAGAAGAAGTACATTTTAAAGAGGTATAAAAATTTGAATACAAATATAGAACAAGTCGTTCTTAAAAATATCCTTACTAATGAAAAATACATGAGAAAGGTTCTTCCTTTCATTAAACCAGATTACTTTGAAGGCGTTTATAAAATGCTATTTAAACAAGCAGGAATGTTTGTTGCAAAGTATAATAAACTTCCTACAGCAGAAGCATTTAAAATAGAAATCGATCAATCAGATAATTTTAATGATGAACAATATAGACATGCTATTGAAATTATACCTAGTCTATTTGAAATGGAAAAATCCGACGAGACTTGGTTAAATGATACTACAGAAAAATGGTGTCAAGATCGTGCTTTATATAATGCTGTTATGGAATCAATCTCCATTATAGATGGAAAACATCAGAGTCTTACAAAAAATGCTTTACCGGATATTCTCACGAAAGCGCTCGGAGTCTCATTCGACGCCAACATCGGTCACGACTATATTGAAAACTTTGAAGAACGATTCGAGTTCTACCACCGTGACGAGGAAAGATTACCTTTTGATCTTGACTACTTTAACAAAATTACAAAAGGAGGTATTCCAAACAAAAGTCTTAATGTCTGTCTTGCTGGTACTGGCGTTGGTAAATCTTTATTTATGTGCCACTGTGCTGCTGCTAATCTAAATCGGGGTAATAATGTTTTATATCTTACTATGGAAATGGCAGAAGAAAGAATAGCAGAAAGAATAGATGCTAATTTACTTGATATACCTATTGATCAGTTAGAACATCTTAGTAAAGAAATGTTTGCTGAAAGAGTAAGAGGGCTTTCATCTAAAACTAATGGTAAGTTAATCATAAAAGAATATCCAACCGGATCTGCTCATTCTGGTCATTTTCGTGCCCTTTTAAACGAATTAAAACTAAAGAAATCGTTCGAGCCTGATATTATATACATTGATTATCTTAATATTTGTGCATCAAGTAGAATGAAAGGAATGGGAGGTGCCATTAATTCATACAACTACATTAAGGCAATTGCTGAAGAATTACGAGGTCTTGCGGTGGAGTTTGACTTACCGATCGTTACTGCAACGCAGACGACTAGGTCTGGTTATAGTAACTCGGATATTGGGCTTGAAGATACGTCCGAGTCTTTTGGATTACCCGCAACCGCGGACCTCATGTTCGCTCTTATCTCGACAGAAGAACTTGAAGGAATGGGACAGCTTGCGGTAAAACAATTAAAGAATAGATATAACGATCCAACATATAAGAAAAGGTTTGTAATCGGGGTTGATAGATCAAAGATGAGACTATTTGATGTTCACGAAGGAGAACAAACTCTAATAGATGATACTCCAGTATTTGATAAAACAAAAACTGGTATAAATGTAAAGAAATTTGAAGATTTTAAATTATAGGAGTTAAATATGGCTAAAGGCAAAGGTGGTAAATCAAGCGGAAATATCTCTCAAGGTATTCATTCTAATATTTCTCAGAATACAAAAAGACTTATGAAACAGGGATATAAATCTTCTATTCATAGAGTTTTAAATCAACAGAAAGCTTTACTTCAAGGTAAAGATATTGTTGTAACTATTCCTAATCCGAATACCAATGAAACTAATAAACCTTTTATTCGGCAAAAAGTATCCGGTAAAAATTATTTAAATGCTCTTAAGAATCGTACATATGTAATGAAAGAAGTACAATGAACTGGGAAGATTTTGAAGAAAAGGCCTTTTCGGAAGTTTTTAATCACTATATTAATTTAACAAATGATTTAGTTGAAGAAGATCAAGATCCCTTACTGATTGCAGCTATACTTGTCACTACGGGTCTTAGCATGTATAGAACATTGTTAAATGAATACGATTATGATAAAATGGTAGAACAGATTAGTCTTTTTAAAGATGATATTACTAGTTTTGAACAAGCAAAGAAAGGCCAGTTACATTGAAAGTTAAACTTTTATCATATAGCCAACCAGCAGATCGTATTCATTCGGGAGAAGCTGGTTATGCTGGTTTACAAAATATTCAAGATTTAATTGCTTATTGTGCAAGAGTATCAAATCCAGGTAATCAAGCTAATACTAAAACAACTGCAAAATTACTTGATTACCTTGTTAAACATAAACATTGGTCACCTTTTGAAATGGCTTCTGCTACTCTTGAAATAGAAACTACAAGAGATATTGCAAGACAGTTTTTAAGACATAGATCATTTTCTTTTCAGGAATTTTCTCAAAGATATGCAGATCCTAATGATATGGGTAATGCATTTGTTATCCGTGAAGCAAGACTTCAAGATGAAAAAAATAGACAAAATAGTATTGAAACATCTGATACAGCCTTACAGGCTTGGTGGCATGCCCAACAAGAATTTTTAATTGAACATACTAAAAGAATATATAAAGAAGCAAGAGAAAGGGGTATAGCAAAAGAACAGGCACGGGCAATTTTACCAGAAGGTAATACAGTTTCCCGTTTATATGCAAGTGGTACAATTAGATCATGGATTCATTACATAGAGTTACGTTCCGCAAACGGGACTCAAAAAGAACATATGGATCTAGCTATAGGTATTGCAAAAGCAATCTCTAAGATTTATCCTTCAGTAGAAAACTTTATTCAAGAGGAGTAATTTAATGGGAAGAAAACTTTCAACTTATTATTCGGACCACGGTAAAGGTTACTGTGAAATACATTTTGATTTCAAAGAAGAATATGGTTATATAAAGTATTTTGATAATAATGAAAAGCTATTTTTTGTTGAAGATTATAAAGGTAAATCAATGAGATATATTGAAGATGCTGCAGAAAACTGGGCTCTTGGTATAAAACTCTTAGAAGCGGATTATCATTGACTTTTATGGCGTTTCAAGGTAGTAAAGAAATAATCTGGCATATAACATGTTCTTGTTGTAAGTTTTATTTTACTCTTCCCACTATGGAAGAAAATTATAGAATAGATAGGGGAAGTTTTTATTGTCCAAGCTGCGGAAAAAATCAAAGTGTAAAAATTATAAAAGAGGAATAAATGCCACATAAAACTAATTCAGATTTATTTGAAGCTGGTGAATTTATAAGTCACGCTAAACTAAAACTTAATTGGAAAATAGAATGTGATGCAATTAGACCAAAAGAATGGCATGTACTTGCTCAGATTATAAAAGAGTTTGAACCACAACCCTGGAGAAAAGCAGTAGGTATACCACGTGGTGGTATATCTTTAGGTAATGCACTTGATAAATATTCAACAAATAATCCTAATGATCCTATTCTAATTGCTGATGATGTATATACCACTGGTACGAGTTTTAAAGAATTTATAAAAGAATTTTATCCTGATGTTGCAACAATACAGTGGTGTGTTTTTGCTAGAAAACCTACAGAAGGTAGAGTAAAGGCTTTATTTACAATGCCAGATAAAGGTAGACATGGCTTAAATTGGAGAAAATAAATTATGAAATATTATAAATTAGAACCATCAGTTAAAAAATCAGTTATAGAATGGCATACATTTAAAAGAAAAGATGCTGACGGAAATAGTATTTTTCTTCGTAAAGAATTAGGGTGGAGATATGGTGCTTGGTTAATTAGAGTTCCAGAAACAGAAGATGAAATTAAAGAATTTCTTTCCGATAAAGGAGACTATGATTCAATTCAAGAATATCTTGCAGATTATTATGGAGAGGAAGATATTATCACAGAAGAAACAAATTTGGAAGATTATCTTTTACCTAAGATAACAGATGAATTTGTAGATATAAGCGAAGACTATGAAGATGCTGAAATGCTAGAAACATGGGACGGCTGTTGGGAAGAATGGTCTCTTATTGGTGCAGAACTTCGTGGTATTTCAGAGGAACAACAGGAACAATGGGTTGAAGAAGCGGCCGCTGCATATGATGAAGATTATGAAGATGGTGTAGAAGGTCTAGGTTGGCAGTTTATAGATTGTTTTTATGAAATGCATTGTAATCCAGAAATAACTCCATGTGATGAATATGGGAATACTTGATGTTTTAAAAGTGGTTGGTCGTAATGAAGAAAGTGACGAATGTTACACTCCAGTAGAACAGATAAAACCGCTACTAAATTATCTTGATAAAGATAAAACTTATTATGAACCCACTTCTGGTATATCTTCAAATATAGTACAAGCTTTTACCGATAACGGCTATAAAATGAAAGGAAGTAACGGTAAAGACTTTTTTACTTGTAATTCAGACGATGTTTATGATGGTATTATAACCAATCCCCCGTATAGTAAAAAAGATAAATTTATTAGACATTGTTATAAATTAGAAAAACCTTTTGCATTACTTCTCCCGGTATCTTCATTTCAAGGAGTAAGAAGGGGCGCTCTTTTTAGTAAATATGGTATGTCTGCATTAGTATATAATCATAGAGTTGATTTTACAGGCAATGGTAACCCACATTTTGGTGTAGCATGGTTTATTCATGGTTTTTTACCACCAAATCAAATATTTTGGATTGATAATAAAATTTAAAAAAAAATGTATTTTAGGGGTTTACAAACGAGTTTAAATATATTATATTAATAATATAAAGAGAATCGGTTAGGAGACTTACTATGGGTACCGCATCAATGATCGGAGTTTATAATAAAGACGGATCAGTCACAGCATCTTACTGCCATTATGACGGCTATCTTTCTTATAACGGAAGACTTTTAGTTGAAACATATAACACAACAGAAGCCGCAAATGCAGTTGCAAATTGTGGTTATCTTTCAGGTTTAACTAATGATCTTGATAATGATCTTAAAGAAGCTGTACATAAAAATGAAGAACCCCGAATTTATAATTCAGTTGATACCTTCCTAAAAGTTGGTGATCGTTATGCTGGAGCGGATTATCTTTATCTTTTTGATGGAAAAACATGGCTCTATACCGATACATATGGTAACCGTAAAGACCGTAAGTTTAAAGAAGTCGAAGCAGATTTGGTAGATCATGATGCTCCCAAATTCAATCAGGTAGCAGTATAATGAAACTTAGTAATTTATTATCTGGTATTATAAACGGTATTACTGCAACAGCTATTATAGTTGTTGCAGGCACTCAACTCTATGCCAATGATCATAGCTGGGATAAAAAACAAATAAGTAAAATCACAAATAATGATTTACATTGTCTCCAGCAAAATATTTTCTTTGAAGCAAGAAATCAAACAGTAAAGGGACAAGTTGCCGTAGCATGGGTAACACTCAATCGTTTAGATGATACTCGTTATCCAAATACAATTTGTGGAGTTGTAAAGCAAGCTAATCGTGATTCAAATGGTAATATCATTAAACATAAATGTCAGTTCAGTTGGTATTGCGACGGCAAATCGGATAAAATACCCAGTAATAAAATATCACAAAATGCTTGGAAACAAGCTGGTATTGTAGCCGAGGTTGTTCTAATGGATAGAATGTCTGGATATATCTTTAAGGATCCTACTAAAGGTTCAACTATGTATCATGCCGATTGGGTATCACCATACTGGAAAGTAAAGTATGATCAGGTAGCTTATATTGAAGACCATGTTTTCTACAAGTGAGGAAAAAATGAAAAATAAAATTGACTATCGTTTTAACGAAGAAAACTATATCAAGGAGTTTAAAGAATATATTGACGCTACTTATAGTCAACACTATTCTCAGAATAAATTCCAATCCACTGAAGTAATCATGGATCGTGGTCATGGTACAGGTTTCTGTATGGGAAATGTTGATAAATATTCCAATAGATATGGAAAGAAAGGTACTGCAGCAGATGCTCGTAAAGACCTTATGAAAGTTTTACATTACGCTCTCCTTCAACTATATGTGCATGACAATGATCTTGGATAATCACGTTAATGAAATCTTTAAAGATAATATAAATATGATGGTACCATGGTATCTTATGGCTTCATATGCTTATTATGTAGAAGATGATCCGATCTTAACTGATAATTTTTTCGATAATATGGGTAAAAGAATCCTAGAAAACTGGGAAAAAATTACACATTTTCATAAACACTATATCAGTAAAGACGAATTAAAAGCTGGAAGTTTTCTGGGAAAATATCCTAGCAGAGTTTCAGATTCTGTTAATGCTTTAAGAAAATATGGTTTTATTAAGAAAGAAAAGAAAGAAGTAACACTGGAAGATTTTTTCTAAATGAAACAAGAAATAATTAAATTTAAAAGTACAAATTATTATCGAAATAAAAAAAGAAATGAACTTGTACGAAAAAGATTAAAAATAAAATACCAGAAAAGGGCAGGCACTTATCTTCTGGATCCTATGAATAAGAAAGAAGATAAAAACACACTTGAATTTAATATTGATTCTGATTATATTATGATGTAACATATTTACTACAATAAAAAATGATTAATAAATCTTATAGTTATTAATCATCATATAATACTATATAATCTGTAGACGTTATAAAGACTATATGGACCTGGGGGCGGCACCCAGCAGCTCCACCATAAACACTTGATAGAGGACGCTCGAAAATTCTGGGAAGCAGATAGGGAAGTAGCTACCTGATTCTGTGGAGAAATTCAAGTGTTTATGATGGGGCTGAAATAGGATCGACATGTATTCTAGTTTACAAAATACAAATGCAAACGATAACTTTGCACCATCTGGTTACGCACTAGCTGCATAACACAGGGGGTTGGCCACTTACCTAGCAACAGAAATAGTGGCACATTAATTTTAAAAATTCATTAAGGGAATAAAACAAATGAAAATCGCAGCACTCACAGTAGCAGCAACAATTGCAGCAACATCAGTATCAGCAATGGACCTTGGTTCAACAGGTCTTTCACTTAACACAGAAGTAGACGCATCATGGGATCTTGATGCTGATACGAATAACCTTCTCGTTACTCTTGAGCCAGAGTTGGGTTACAGCATTGTTGGTGTGAGCCTTACGGCTGGTATGGATCTTAATGTTTATCAGAATGAAGAATTTGTTCTTGGTGATCAGTTTGACGCTCTTTCAATTGACTTTGGTGCGTCTTATCAAATTATGGAAGGCCTTTCCGCTTATGGTGAAACAACCTGGGACGTAGAAGCTAGTGAACTCGAAGCATCAAAAGTTGGTGTTACTTTTTCATTCTAATAAAATGAATTTCGAGTATAAATAGTATTATCGGGTTGTTACGAAATAAACACGTGAGGGGCCACGGTTAGCCCCTCTTTTTCGTTTAATGGAGGTAGCACTGATGAAAAAGTTTATACTTATTTTAGCAGCTGCGATAGGCTTATCCATTCCAGCTTATGCGCAGCAGACGGATCAATCTAGTGGCAGGGGAGTTTTAATTCAAGCTCCTTGTGATTATTATCCTGTCGTATTTGAAGTTCAGAGACAAAGTAACGAAAGATTGATGTTTGTAGGTAACGGAGCAATAAAGGAATCCACTAGTAACAAATACTTTAGAGGAGCTGTTGCTGTTTGGTGGAATATGGAAACAGAAAATGCTTCTATAACAATTCAGTTTCCGGATGGTATGATATGTCTACTTTCTCCTGCTGGAAAATTTCAACCTTGGACTGGGTCACAGCCTTGGGAACCACCAAAAGAAAAGAAACAAAGTTTCTAAGATGTTTCAGACAATATTTCTATACGCTATAATATCTTCACTTACTGGTGAACCAGAAACTTTTTATTTTAACGGTAAAGTTTTTCCTAATCATATTGAGTGTACACACTTTTATTACACGTATGAAAGCAATATTAAAAACGGTATCTTGGAACACGCTACACGAAAATTTAATAGCGATGCTGCATTAGTACATGAAATCGGTTGTGTTACAAGAGAAGTTGATCAATTTTATAATGAAATCTATAAGAATAAAAGAGCACTGTACAGTAAATGAAATGGTTAGTTGTAGTTTTATTTGCCACCATACACGGTGATGTGTATATCTTCACTGATCCACACTTTGAAGACAGAGAAAGTTGCATAGCAAGTATTTCTGATGCAGAACAAGCTCAGAAATATGTCGCAAAGTTAGTTATGGAATATAAAAGATTGATGCCTATTAGAGCATTAAACTGTGTTGATGAAGCTACCATAAATAAAATATTAAAAGACATGGATAAAGATAACGTATGAAGTGGATACTAGTTTATATTGTTGTGGAAGGAACTACACCAGTAGCAGTAAACGCTATGGGTCCAGACCACACGTTTGATTCTATGATAGATTGTTTTGCCAAAAGAGAACAACTTGCCTTAAAAGTAGGTGGAAAAGCCGGATATTATCCATCAAGAAAACAAGCAATCTGCATTAAAATTGCGGATGAATCTATTTAAAAATATAAATATATCTAAGAAACACTAAAAGGTAAACGACATGAGAAAGTTCTTGTTAAGCGCTTTCTTTGTTATGACCGCTGCTATGGTTCAAGCACAGGTTGCTAATGATGCAGACGGTAATTTTGATAGTACTAGCTATGTAGAAACAAACAATGATAGTACTACAACCACAAACAGTACTGTGACTACTGATAATACGAATACTAATGATACGACGATCACTAGTACAAACACGAATACAAATACAAACACGAATACTAGCACTATAGATAGTACGACTACTTCTACAAATACGAACACTAATACTAGCACTATAGATAGTACAACAACATCGACAAACACTAATACCAATACGAGTACAATTACTAATACTACAGATAGTACTATCAATAGTACCAGTA